CGTTATCGGCCGGACTATACTGGTGTACTTCGCCACAGCGCGACCCTGGGATCGACTGCGGTACCCGGCCTTGCGAAAAGTTTTTCGCCTTTTGCCACCATATCGCTTTCGCGATTTTCGGCGATAGGTTCGCCGGCTAAATGTGCGTTTTGGCATATATGCAAATTTGCAAATGTGCACTTTTTGATGACGTGGCAGAAATATCAAAACCACAATCGGTGGCAAGTGAACTTTTTATAAAAGTTGCGGGAAATGCGGGGCTTCTATAGGGAATCTTAATAGAAGCCAAATCCCGCATCATGGTAAAATCCTTTAGAGCCTGTCGAAAAAAATTCGGATTCACATGGGCTTGTCCGACTGACGTCGAGGAACATCCTTTCGATCGCGAGGGCGTATTAGAGTGGATACTCGAGCACCTGCTAGAACTCGGAGACCTTAAGTGGTGGACCGTAGCTCGTGAGAAACATAAGAGTGGCAAGTGGCACTATCACGCATCAATCGAGTTCGCTAAAGAATACAACACTGTCAATGAGCGATTCGCCGACATCGACGGCGTACATCCAAACATCATCAAACCAGGCAAAGGCTGGCTCAACTATTGCAGAAAGGACGGAGACTTCATCTCAAACTATGAAGAGTCGGTTTTTAAACGTGCTCGGGACGCTGCTTCGTGGGATGAAGCTAGTGATATTCTGTGGGAAGATCCAAAGTTCATGTTGCAATTCGGTCAATCTGCAGAACGCAACTGGAAGCGACGCAGATGTGCTGTCGCAAGTGATGTGGTCTACTTTGGGCCATCTGTCCGACAGCCGGAGGAATGGAACCCTTCCAAGACGACGCTCATTATCAAAGGTCCTTCGGGCGCTGGAAAAACTCAATGGGCACTGGACTTCGGACGTCGAAACGGAGGATATATCAAAATTGGTCACTATCAAAAGCTCAAAGACTGGAATGGCGAGCGCGTTATCATCTTCGACGACTGTGACGACAGTCTAAATGCTCAAGATGTGTCTACGTGGATATCAATCACGGAAACAGAAACCACGAGAGACTTTCGTGTACTCCATGGCGTGGTAACTATACCACCGGTGATAAAAATCATCCTCACCAACGGAACACTCGACCCTCGTGATAATCATGCGGGCGCAGTAGCGCGTAGAGTTACATGGTGGGAATGGTGATGCGGTGCCGGTACGGTCGCGCTACGCGCGCAACCTCCCCGGGTTAGGGTTAGGGTTAGGGTTAGGGTTAGGGTTAGGGTTAGTGTGTGTAATTATCCAACAAAAGCTCGTCCGGCTGCGCCGACGAAAGACCCTACCATTGCGGCGGTGTCTGCGCCACCTAAACCAGTACCAACGTTTTGAGATCCTGCGGCAGCAGTGGCGTTAACTGGTTCGCGGAAAGCAATAACTGTCTCCATCTTAATCTGTAGCATACCGCTCTGCATCGGTGCAGTCGGATCCTGTGCGGAATTGTTGTTGTTAGCATCCTGCATAAGTGGTGCGAGACCAATCGTAAGATAATCTCCCTCTGGGGGGTGACTGGCCCATTGTGGAGTCCCATCGTTGTGTAATGCACCCCAAAGCGTGGCGTTGTCTGCAATGTCCTTAATACCGTTCATCCTTTTCGGACTGTAACTGAACACTAGTCGGCCCGAGGTGCCTCCTCCTACGTAAGCGGGAACCGTAGTACCGTTGTGCATCATACTCGGCAAAATTTTGGAAACCTTAGAGTACGGTTTCTCGTAAATACTCTTAATCGTAGTGTGGTTGGGACCAAGATCTGAGTCACGCGGAGCCTGTTGAAGTTGATTATCGGCATCGGTGTGTAAAAACCCAAAGAATCCTGTCGGTACCGCGCCAGTACTGGACGCTACATTACCAATCGGTGTGTACGTGGCTGTGACCTTAGTGCCTACAACGCAATACTGTGCGTATCCATATGCGGGCGAGCCTGGGCCGTCCCAGCCTTCGTATCGGGTACCCTGGTCAATGCCTGACTGGTTATTGTGCTGCTGCATCGGGCTGTTCCAATGAAAACCGGGTACATGGCCATCGGTGTTCTGGAAAGTGCTCGGGTCAGGAATCAAGTGCGGCGTGTCCGAGTGAAGTACGGGATATGGCGAGTTCAATCGAAGTGTAAACCAAAGTGGAACAGTACTCTTCACAATGTCAGAGTGTTGCCCTGACTGTACTAGTGCGCAATCTATGCGACATGTGTTGTACCACTGCAATCTGCGCATCTGAAACTTGGGTTTCAGCGTTATCGGCCGGACTATACTGGTGTACTTCGCCACAGCGCGACCCTGGGATCGACTGCGGTACCCGGCCTTGCGAAAAGTTTTTCGCCTTTTGCCACCATATCGCTTTCGCGATTTTCGGC